GTGCGCGCGCAGCTTTGCGAGCACGCACGTGACACGACACCTGCCTTTGTTGTTTGTCTTCTCTTCTTTTCTGTTCCTCGCCTTTCTCCCGCGCCCCGCTTTTCCTTTTGTTGGAATGACGGTGGTGTGTGATTCACCATGTGTCGGAGTGTTCGGTGGGCATGACGGCGACGGGGAGTCTGTTTCGTTCTCCCTCGTTTTTCTGGTAGTGGCGTGCTCTGCCTTTTCCTCCTCTGCCGTTGCCTCGTCTGCTGTTGCATTTGGCGCAGAGGACTCGCCCGTTGTCCGGGTGATTGGTCCCGCCTAGTGATGCTGGGATTATGTGGTCTGCTTCGGCGCTGTTGGGTTTGCGTTGTCCGTTGTTTGTGTATTGGAGTTTGGTTCCGCATGCTGGGCAGTGTGTGATGCCCATTTGTTGTGCTCTAGCTAGTACTTGTTTTCTGAATTGTTTGTGTTCTCGTGTGCTTGTTCTGCTCACTATTGTTCTCTTTTTCCTTTTGTTTCTTGTTTTGTGTTAGGTGGTGGCGCGTCGCAGCGTCAGCGAGACGAGCGCCTCCACCGTCTAACACTACTCTTTGTTTTCTTCTTCTTCTCGTTTTTCTCCTCGTCTTTCTTCTCTTGTTTTGTGGAATGGCGGGTGTCGTGTAGTGCGCGCGCAGCTTTGCGAGCACGCACGTGACACGACACCTGCCTTTGTTGTTTCTGGTGTGTGTGGCGTGCTGTCATATGCAATGCTTGTTGCATACCGCCATGACGGTATTGTTGTTCACACCACACACTGTTCGTCGTTGATGGCAACAGCATTCCTCCTTGAACACTGTGTGCTCTCAATTACGTTATAACACATGTTCCCTAATTAGACAGTGTCTAACACGACTAGACAGTGTCTAATTCTAGTACTCTTTTAAGAGTATAGGCTGGGCCCAGCAAGTGGCGAGCTCTTCGAAAACACCCTGCGGCGTCGACGCTCGCTTGCGTCGCTAGGGCTCCTCAGCGGCTACGCCGCAGATCGTCTTCGACGATTCGTCTACTCGAGTGTAGCATACGGGGCCAAACGCGTCTACCGAACCCATGCCATCACACGAACTGCAACACGGACCATTCGTTGCAATACCAACGAAAACACTCCGGCACAGACTCTTGTTGCAAGGCGAAAAGTGTGACGACACGCACCAACATTGTAGTAACACAAACGGGTGTTTTCGCCCTAGAAAGCCAGTTGCTAGCAAACAACTCACATGCGTGGAAAGTAAACGGAAGGTTAACAAGATGAACGGGGGGTGAACGGAAACTGTGAAGGGAAGGCGCCGTAGTGGCTGACACCACTCACCCATCACACAGCGCCCTTCAACCACCTGAAATGCACTGAGGCCCCACTCCCTCGTTGAGAGTGGGGCCTCGTCGTCCTCAGGGCGGGCGGCTCAGTAGGGCCACGCGAAGCGGTACAGCAGAGCATGCGAGTCGGCGTCCGACTCCTCGTCGTCGACAGGGACGAGGGCGACCTCGAGGATGGCGTGAGCGAGATAGGCGTCCATGGCGAGGCGGGTGAGGCGAGACCAAATGCCCGTGTCGGCCATCGCGTACTCGTAGGCGTCGTCCCATCCGTCGGGAACGTCCAGCGGCTCAATCGAGTCGACGCCGCAGTCGTCGGAGACCTTGTACAGGGTCCAGGGCGCACCCGTGCGCGGAGCGTGGATCCGGTAGATGGCGCCGAACTCGGCGGTCTCGAGGGCTAGGTCTTCGGTGCGGTAGATGGTGGTGCTCATTTTCTTTTTCCTCTCTGGTCGGTTGGGCTGTTCTGTTGGTATGAGAGTGTCCCCCCGGGGGCGTGGTCGGCGCAAGACACCCGAACAGTGCGCTCTGTCACACCTTGGAGGCTGGGGCCATGGTGGCCCCGGGCCCCGGTGAGACATAGCTCACACACGCTGGGGGTTGACGGCACATACCACCGCTCTTCTACAGTAGGCACACCACCGAGGGTCGGTGCACGAGGAAAGAGGGGACACGCGCGAATGAGCGGCATAACAGACGAGGGAATGCTCGTCCGACACATGGACCTGCGCAGGACTAACGAACTGCTGAACGGGCAAGGCTCACACCTCGCAATTCTGATCGAGCACACGGACGGCACGGACTACGAGGTGAGCGTCAACGACAGGAAAGAGACGCCCGAACATTTGACGACGCTACTCGCCGCTGTCGCACACGGCGCTAACATGATGATTCGCGCCCTCGACATTCTCCGTGCTATCGGATATGTGGACGCGCGCCCCGTTGCGCTACTGGGCAGGGAAATCATTTTCGGCTTGGACCGTGTTGCGCTTGAACTCGAAATCATTGAGCACGGTGACGGCGAGATTGAGTGTGGTATCAGCGTTGCTGGCGTGAATGTGGATAATGTTGAGGAGGTTGGGGGCGTGTTGGAGGAGAATGGTATTGACGTCCTCTAAGGCGGTGTGACAGAGACCGACGACGACATACCAACTCATCCAACACGAAAGGTTCGACCGAAAGCGGTTGGTTCAGCCTGTCCCCTATAGTTTCGTCCCGGCCCAGCGGAAGCGTGTGGCTGACGAAATCGGACTGTTCGGCTCGGGTCGGTGCGTATGAGCTGAGGTGCCCACTCTCTGGGGCTTGGAGAGTCTCTTCCAGTAGACTGACATCGGAGACCAGCACCCCGGAATGTGGCGGACGTCTCGTTCGAGTGGGGTAGACGGGCCGCCATCGGGGCCCTAGAGTTAAGGCCATCGGGAGCAGGACAGCAGCCCGCCACAACCAAGACCATCACATGGAAAGAGGAGAGATCATGACCATGAGGCATGCGGCACCGAGGCGCACCAACGCTGCGACCCGCCGCCCTTTGAGGCGGAGCAGCGAAATCATCCTGGCCGTCGTCATCTACCTGACCGCATCATGCTTCGCTGTGATCGGGACGCTTGGTGTCGTGGCGGCTATTTGGGTCCTGTGGGGGGCGCTGGGCGTACGGTAACCCCCGCAATTCCGGCAACACGAACACTATGGGAAGAGAACATTATGTTTTACGATGCGCATTTCATTATCGACGTCACGAATTGGTCGCGGGGCATTTGGCTTGACGGCGTAACGCAGATAATGGACAGGGAGGATATTCTTTTGTCCGATCGTCTTATACCCGCCTATTTCCCCGATTTTCCAGACGACCGTCGTTCCGCTAATGAGGGGCTGGCTTCCATGGTGAGCGTGGCGAAGATTTATGACCGCATCCTTACCTTGGCCGATGAGCACGGACTCCAGATTGACGAGGACGAGTTTTCGGCCCTGATAGTGTCGTCAGGCGGGGCGCCGATTGGCACCATGATGGCTGCTATGAGACGCAGCGGCGTCGAGCTGGACATTGACCCGCTCATTGGGGAGGATGCGTCGAAGCGCCCCATCTGGGACAGGTTTGTGGATGATCTTACTCACGATCCTGTCGTTTCGCATTCCCGTACTCCCGTTGGGGACGCTATTGGGATAAGGCCGGAGAGGCCGCTCACGCATTCTTCACGGTTCCACATTTACACGGCGCCATTGGGTGGGAGGGTGTTCGTTTCCGGTGGGGTCGCGTTGACCGTGGACAATATTGAGACTCTCAGCTGGGAGACCAATATTGGTGTGACCCGTGCTGAGGACATTGCGGATAGGGTGCAGGAAATGTTCGATCGTCTTGTTGTGGGCGCTTCGGTCTTGGAAAGTCTTACTTCGGTGGCGGGCGCTTGTGGTATTACTCTTGCAATGGCGGGGGATTCTTTGATTGTCGCCTATTTTAATGGTGAGATTATTGGGCAGATTGCTGTGGGAGCGAGCAGGAATGGTGTCGAGCTTGCCCCTGGCGGGTTGGATTCTCCTGACTGGTCGGCCGCCATTGAGGAGGCGTGGAGTGAGTTCTGTGATCGACTCCGGGAGATTCCTGACAGCGTGATCGTCTAACACCTACCACAATTCCGAAGAGAGAGAGGAGAGGAAATTATGCTTTGGTTTGAATATGATGGCCCCAACGATGAAGGGGTGACTAACCGGGATGCTGAGATTGGGGCTATTCGGGAGAATATGCCGCCTGCTACGTCCTATTATCATGATGATGATGGTTTCACCGTCGTGACCTGGGACACTAGGGCTGGCGTTATTGAAACGTACGTGTTTGATAATGGTGAGCCGACGGTCTGGTATTTCAGTGCGAAAAATACGGCGATGGACGCGTGGTGGAGGAATATTTCCACTATAGGCGGGAACACGGCTGTTGCGGCCAGGTGGATTCGCAAACATATCAAGCGCCAGGAGAGGAAGGAGGAGAGTGTCCGTTTGGTGGACGATTTCATTCTTTGCCTGGAAGAGATGAGAGACAGTGAAAAAGGATCTCCGATATGGGGGTGTGCCCTGTCTGACGCGCGGGACAGGCTGGTTGACTTGTGTGATCTGGCGGGCGTGCCGGCGGAGGAGGTGATCGGCTTCGACATTTAACCCTCCTTACAATCAACGGGACAGTAGTATTCGTCACAACATTGGGAAGAGAGAAACATTACTATGGGCACAGTTTTCGAGACGGTTGTCGTTCAGGCGGTTCGTGAGTGGAATAATGACGGGCGTCGCCACGAGTTCAATGTGCATACGCCTGCCCGCAAGGTTTACGATGGTGGCATCATCACTATTGGTAGCACGTGCCGTATCGTGGTCGCCGGCGACACGGTTATGGCAAGGTCCGTTAAGCGGAAGGGTGCTGCTATTTCTCCGGAGAGTGTTGGTGAGTTCGTCCGTCGTGCTTTGATTGTCGCGGCGAATCGTGGGAAGGCGGCCGACAAGTGAGTGACTCTGCTGTCGATAATGTCGTGTTTGCTTTTCTCGCTAGCTGTGTTGGTGATTTCGCCCAGTGGCCTCAGTGTTCGATCGCCGCTTTGCATGGCAATAATGAGGGTGGCCGTCTTTTCGGAGTTTTGTTCAAGGTGACGGCCAGGAACCCCGTCGATAGGACTGTCTTCAGGATTGTTGTCACGAAAGATGAGAGATGGCGGGTTCGTGTCATTCAATTGTCGAATCATGTCCTCGTGGACGAGAGTGGCGCCGATAGGGGCACCATCGTCAGTGCTGTGAATCGTTTCGCGGAGTTGGCTGGCATGAGGGAAGGGCGAGAGTCGTGATTGACGACGAGTTGCTCCCTGTTGTGACCCAGTTCGTTGTGGAGATGCTCAATGACCCGCGTTGCGAGTCCGTCCTATTGGACACTGGAGAGGACGCCATACTGGACAGTGATCTGCCCGTCCTCTACTTGGATGTCACCGGGAAACGATACGGGTGCACTCTCAATATTGTGGGTGGCGAGTATTCGGTGAGTGTTCGAGACTGTGACACGGATGGAACAATAACAACAGTGAGGGGAGACGGGGCCTGGGGGTTTCGGGAGCTGCTCGACGAAATCAAGACAAAACTGCGGGGGGACAAATGATCAAGCTATTCGACTGGGAATTCCTGAAGCATGTCACCGAAGCGTGCAAGAATTACGCCAGCAAGGGCGGGAATGATTCGCTTGGCCTGGAAGTAAGCGCCTGGAGCAACAGCATCCACATTGTCGTTGCATCGTTGGGGCACCGTTTTATTTTCGAGGCGGATACTGTCCGCGGCTACAAGGCGACGATTTTCGAACAGACAAACCGTTACTGGGGCCCCATGTTCGACGTGGGCTACACTTTTGACGGCGACGAGATTCTTGATACTTTCAATAGTTTTCTTGCCCATGTGGAGATGGAGGACAATTGAGTGTTGAGAGGGTTGCGGATTACGAGTTCGCGTCCCCGGATGGTGGCGTGCATTATGATTGGTTCGCTGACAGGGTCGTTGATTATTTGCAGTCCAGGTCGCCGGAGACGCCATCCCGGTTTCTGTGGACGACTTTTTTGACAATGGTGTCTGCACCGTTGTCTGCGAGGGCGCATTTGTCTGCGAGCGCACAGAGTGTGGTGCCGTTGACGCTGTACTCGCATTGTCTGGGTGCGTCTACTTTGTCGAGGAAGACTACGGCTCAGTCTTTGGTGCGTAGTTTTTTTGACGATTGCGTGGGCGCGTTTCACTGGGATTCGTCTCGGTCTTTGGCGGCCGTGCAGGAGGTCGATTTGGTACTCCACATGCTGCGTCGTCGCCTGGAATCCCTGGAGAGGAAGAGTGGGCGTGTTGATATTGAGGAATATCGGACGGAGCGGGATGATATCAATAATCGTATTGTTGAGTTCGAGGCCGATCGTAAGGATTTGCTGAATAGTATCGGTAATAGTCCGTGCGAGCGGTCTCTTATGGCTAATGTTTTGTTCGGGTCGAATGTGACGGCTGAAGGTTTGAATCTTCGGATGGCGCAGCGGCCTGGCGGGGCGTCTATCATGTTCGTAGACGAATTGCAGAACATGTATTCAGCGTCACAGGGTGAGGGTTATCGTAGCGGGCTCATCGGATTCCTGACCGACGTCTACTCTGGCAGGACTGTCGAGTCTGTGCGCGTCGGTGACGATGGTGTTAGGCGCGCGGATAGTGAGAGGGTTCCTCATTCTCTTGCTTTCTGCGGCACCGGCATTCTCGGCGACGTAGTCGATAGTATGTCCCAGTCGTTGTTCGAGACAGGGTGGGGACCGCGTATTCTTTTCGCGTTGGATGAGGAGGATCGCCAGTCCGATCCGTCGTCTTTCGGATGGGTCACCGGCAATGACTGGAGCGCGCATGGTGGTGATGGTTTCGTTGAGCATGCTTCCGAGCGCATTTCAACAATGCTGGGTATGATGCAGCACGAATTCCGCGGCACTGTCACTTGTGCCACCGAGTTTTGGCCTGTCAATACGCCGGTCGCTATGACCGTGACCGAGTTGGCCCGAAATGTTTGGGTTGAAACGATGCGAGCCTGGGGCCGGGAGGCGGCCCGCGAGTCGCCTTTCCGACGTGCAGTGCAGGCGGTCATTGACCGTATGGGGAATCATATTATGCGAGTGGCCGCTATTCTGTCTCTTTTTGAGCAGCAGATGAGCGTGTCATCGTCCGCTGTGAGGAAAGCTTTCAGCTTGGCCGCCGATTTCTGGCTGCCTGACGCGTTGAAAATGATCGACTATGTGTTTGTCCCGGATTTGACGCGTATGGTGAATGATTTCAGTAGTAATCCGCCGACCGAGACGCGCCTCTATCAGGTGCTGGAGGCGAAGAACTTGTCACCTCGGAGTGTTGAGGAGTATCGGCAGTATATTCTTCGTCGAGGCGTGAAGTTTCGGACGGAAGGGGCTATTGTGGATAATGATCTCGTGGAGGCGATTCTGCGGGATCAGATAGCGGAACCGTCGTACGGTGAGTGATGTTTTCGGGGCGCGTTTCCCTGTGATGGTGGCGGGCAATGTTCGCTCCATCACAGGGTGGCGTGCCACTAGCGTAAACCTGAGCGATTTTGCTGCTCTTTGTGAGGCGCCCTCGAAATGCGAGAAGAATGACGCCCCCGCCTTTTTCGCCGGCATTCTTTCAGGGGGCAGGAGGCAGAAGAGGAATTTCGTGTTCCGGTCGGCGATTGTTTTGGATGCGGATCATGGGTCGCGGGAAGATTTTGTCGGGGATCGTATGCGGGCGGCGAATCTTGCCGGCATTGTGTGGGAGACGGCGTCGTCGTCTTTCCCGTCACCGCGTTTCCGCGTTGTTCTGCCGTGCACTCGCAGCATGACGGTAGGGGAGTGTGAGGCGATCGCCCGGACGTGTTTTAGTGTGTTGGGGCCCGCGGCCCAGTGGGACGGGTCGTGCGCTGAGGCGTCCAGGGCTTTTTTCCTGCCATCACATCGTCTCGGGCTGCGAGTGCGTCATTGGCTCATTGGTGGCGCCCGTTTGAATGTTGATAAATGGTTGGAGAATATCGGGTATGAGGAGAAGAATGATGATGTTTCTTTGTCTTCTGTGCCCGATGGTGGCTATGGTGGTGTGATTGGCGAGTTCAATTCACAATATGGGTTTAATGATCTTGTCGGTTTGTTTGGTTGGCCGTATGAGTCGGTGGGACGGCGCTGGCGGTATACGCGTGGCGGGAACACGGCGCCGGGTGTGACGATGCTGGGCAGTGGTTTGGTCTTTTCGCATCATGCGGATGATCCGCTTGCGGACGGCCGGGCGCACACGGCTTTCGATTGTATGAGGCTACTGGAGTGCGGTGGTGACGTGAGTATGGCCGTGGGTAGGGCACTATCTCTCCTCCAACTGGAGGCGTGAGCGGGGTCACCTCCAGTTGGGTTGACTGGAGGGTACGCGATCTGCCTATACTAGAGTCGTCACCGAGAGACGGTGGCACTGACACAGAGAGAAGAGAGATTATGGATGCCATCGCTCGTCGTAGCACTCGGAACGACGTCATCATGTACGACATCATCCCCACGCTCGACCAGATGGACGACTATGATGTCGCTGCGATCGCCGATGACGTGATTGGACAGTATTTCTCCCCCATGGGCACCCCTTACTATGTGGTGGACGTTGACGAGGATGCCTACTGGGACGCCGTACAGCGTCACACCATCGCCCACTGACCCAACAAAGTGAACCCCGCCCCATCGCTCGGTGGGGCGGGGTTCATCGTATCGAAAAGGAAGGGGCAAGGATGGCATGCCTTGTGCTCATGTTCACCATTTGCCTACTAGTGATCGTTTGGACGAACTTCAATGATTAACATTCACCCCACAGGGGCCCAGGAAAGAGAAATCAATCGTACCGTCACCGCGATTCGAGACGGTGGTGGTGCGTTGCTGGCGTGGGAACCGGGCTGCGGCAAAACATACGGCGCAATTTGGGTCACACAGAAACTAGGCGCCGACAGGCGAGTCATTGTTGTATGTCCGAAGCGTGTCATCCCGTCATGGCAGGCCAGCGTCAAGACCATCACTGGCCGGGAAGTGAGAGTGCTGTCTCGTACTACCAAGGCGGGTCGTGCCAACATTGAAGACATGCTGGCCGGCGAGGACGGTTGGTGGATCATTAATTTCGAGCTATTGGTTTCCCTGCAGAAAGCGGTAGGGGCGAAGAAATGGCCGTCCGTTCCTTTCTCAAGGAAATCGTTCGATATGGTGGTCGTGGATGAGGTGCACCGTATCGCGAATCACCGCACTCAATCTTTCCGGGCGGTAAAAGCATTAAAATCGAGGCGGCGCCTCGGCCTGTCGGGCACGCCTGCCGGCAATAAACCCGTCAACATTTACGGTGTCCTTAAATTCCTGAACCAAGATAGTGTCGATCGTAGTTTCTACCGGTTTGCGGACGAGTTTTTTGTTTCTCAGTTCAATCCTTTCGCGGCGTCCCCGTATGCCAGGATTTATGGCGGCGAAAGAGACCCGGGTGCTCTCCGCGATTCCGTGGGAGACAATTGGTCTGCGATGCGGGGGAGTGAGGTTTTCGGGGATCTGCCTCCCGTGAATGTTCAACGCGTCGTCTGTGGAATGAGACGTGAACAGAAGAGAATGTATCAAGAATTCGTGGATCATCGGTTGGCAATTATGGGCGGAGGAGCCAGTGCGGCCTCGTCCGCCGCCGTTCTAGACGGGCGTCTCAGGCAAATCACTCTCGGGCCGTTGAAAATCGTGGATGATAGTGTTGAGTTCGAGGAGCGTGGGTCGTCGAAGATTGACGCCACCCTTGATATTCTGTCGGATTTGCCATCGGATGAGAAGATTATTCTGTGGTGTCATTCACGTAAATTCATGACGCCGTTGCGGAAACGACTGGCCGATGCCGACTATCTGAGTGTCGAATTGTCCAGTGACTACCATGATGAGTGGCGACGATTTTTGGAGTCCGATGGGCCGCGGATTCTGTGCGCCGTCATTGCGGCTGCCGCCGAAGGGATCGACGGCCTGCAGAATGTTTGCAACACTGAGATTTGGTTGAGTGAGGATAATAGTGTGATTTTGAATTTGCAGGCGTCTGCTCGTTTGAATCGTAAAGGGCAAACAAGACGGGTGAATCGTTTTCTTTTGCAGTGTGAGAATACTGTTGACGTTACTGCTGTGGAGCCGAGGCTGGCGGCGGGGTATGAGCGTCTGCGTGAGAGTGGCCTCATATGAGCTGTGATAGACGCCACGCTCCAGTGGGTTGCGTACGCCACCACCACACATATACGGTAGATGCCATGAAGACAGAAACACGCGACGGCTCGAACATTCACCTAGTACGACGCCGCATGACAGGCACTATCAGAAACATTCTCGTATCCGACGACACCGAGCTGATCGGCAGGAATTTCCTGATCGTCGCCCCAGTGAACGATGGACACTCAGACATTAACGTCATCCATGTCACGACAGACAACATTAACATTGTGCGAGGCATGGCCACCAATAACACTCTCGACATTTACGAACTCACCACAGAGGAGGGGTGAAAAATATTATGCGCATCACACAAGACACTACGATTGACGAAATCGCCGGCCGCACCATCATCCTGAAATGGCCCACGAAATTTGGCGTCAAGACAATGCAACTACACGTGCCCAATATTCGATCAGAGAACATTTGGCGGATCCGGTGCTACGCGGCCGTCATTTCCACGGCAATCGAGGAGCGGGCCGGCCTCACAGCAACCATCATCGAATAACGCGCCACCATAACCAACATTACAGGGAAGAGAGAGTAAAAACACTAATGGGCGTCTATCTAGTATGGGAATCGTCGCAGAAAGACGACTACCGGGTCTATTCGAATCTTGAACAGGCCGCAATGCGGGCCGAAGAGATTGACGGCACTGTCTATGAAATCATGCCGGCCGGTGATGCAAGACTATTCTTCATTGAGGATATTGCGAGCGGGGACATTGAGGTTCACCGCGACGTGAGGCTTGCCGCTATCGCCGCGATTCAGGAAGGGGAGAAATTTGAATTTGAGCCCGGCCGCCGCAACTGCGGTCAGTGAGGTTTTCGCCCCGACCGAGCGCGACAAGCAAACGCGCATCGGCGTGAGCGAGATCGGGGATGATTGCGAACGATGCATTGCTGACAAACTCCTCGGCATCTCACACGACATGGAGGGTACGGGCACGCCGCTGGCACCTTTCCTGGGCATCGCGTTTCACGCTTTCGCGGAATCGCGTACAAAAAATGAGTCGAATGTTCTAGTGGAGCAGAGAGTGGAGGTATGTGATCTTGAAGACTATGGGCGTATTTCTGGGAGTGTGGATCGTTTCGATATTGCGGCGGCGACGGTCCTAGACTGGAAGCTGCTCTCACGGAAAAAGATTTCCGCATTCCAGAAGAGTATCAAATGGGACGACGGTCTACCGCGATTCGCCGACACGGCAGCAGGAAGCCAATTTCGTAAATACTACATTCAAATCATGCTCTACGGGTATGGTCTCGCGCAGCTCGGACACGAGGTAGCCCACTGTTCTATTGTCGCCCTCCCAAGGGACTGTAGCGTGGAGGTAGTGCCGGACAGCATTTGTGAGTTCTCTTTCCCGTGGCGGCAGGACGTTGCGCTCGCGGCTCTGGAGAGACTCCAAAACATTTGGGAGAGAGCAAGGTCACGTGACGGTGGGGTTGACAGTCTTCAGTCGTCTCCTCTATGTTGGTACTGCTCACATGAGCGCCACACAGAAGTATTTCAGAACTACACTATCAACGGTTAGGGGGTGAAACATATTATGACTTTCGAGGATACTCTTGCCCGTCTCGGAATGACGGTCGTGAACCCGGAGCAGAATAACCATTTCAATATGCTCATTCATGGTGTGAGCGGTGTCGGTAAAACATCGCTCGCAGCTACGGCATCACAGGTGGACGACATGTCGCCTGTCTTGTATGTTGATTTCGAATCCGGCACGCTTCCCGTACGGGATTGGGGGAACCTGCAAAACATCACTGTCGTGCACTGTGACAAGTGGGTTGATTGTGCCAATCTTTGCGACAATATTGCACGCAATCTTGCAGAATTTCCCTACAAGACTGTCGTATTTGACACGTTGGACAAGTGTCAGGAGCTCATCCTCTCTCATTATGAGGCCGTGTCGAATGACACGTGGACGAAATGGCGGGCAGTATATGACTCCCTGTTGAAGGCGATCAGCGTGTTCCTGGACGCCACCGACATTTCATTCATTGCCATCACGCATTCCGCACGCGAAAGCAATGAAGTCACTGGGGAAACGTTCATCGCCCCGTCTTTCGAGGGGCAGAAGTCCGGTCAGCGCATCCCCGCTTTGTTCAATTTCGTCGGTTACATGGAATGGATGAATGTGGACAATGGGGACGGGGAAGAAATCACCGTGCCAGTACTGTACACTCGCAAACCGAACGTTGTAACAAAACAACAATCACGCGGGTTTCCGCCAGCAATGGGGAATCCAAGCATGACCAAGATTCACAATTACATCACTAGCCACTAACCAAAACATAGGAAGAGAGAAAACTATTATGGCTAAGATCACTGTTACCGCTGACCGTGGTGTCTCCGCTGAGACTCTTGCTATCGCCGCCGACGCGATCAGGGAAACACTCCGCAGCAAGCCTGCCGACAGTGAGAACTGACCACCATAATTCTTTTACCACCACCTCATAGGAGCACAATAATTATGGCAACTGGCTTCAACTTCGGCACCGACCTCTCATCCCTGGAAGTCGCCACCGGTGGCGGCAATTTCGAGCCACCCAAGCCGGGCAAGCACTCCGCTTTCATCACCAAGGCCGAAATGACTACGTCCAAGAGCGGCAGGCCGATGCTTGTCACCGATTGGATGATTGACGGCGACGACGATGACGCTGGAAAGGCTCTCACCGACCGCACTGTTTTCACCATTAACAAGAACGGGAAGACTTTCATTCACTTCAACATTCCGAAGTATTTCAGCGCCGCTGGCCTGTGGCCGGCCGACGCCAGGGAGCGGGCTGATCTCCTCTCGCCACAGAAGATCGACGCCACCGTGAAGCGAGTGTGCGAGAATCTGGAGGGCGCTCACGCAACATTGGTGACACGAATGAGCAAGCCGCGCCCCCGTTTGGACGATTATGGTCGCCCCGCATACGAGCAGGACGAGAACGGAATCACAATCCTCGGCGAGGATGGCGCGCCGAAGCCCGCTTTCTGGCCTCCGAGGGCAGAGATTTCTTCCATTGATTTCGAGGCCAAGAAAAATACTGCGACCTCATCACCGGTAGTTTTCTGACACACATGGTCGCATGATTTGAATAGCGGGGGCAACGTGATTGTTGCCCCCGCTATTCAACCAACAAGGAAGAGAGAAAACACGCAAATGATGCAGCCATCATACAAACTGTATAGGCTAGCCGCCAACAGACTGGACAGGCTTCAAACAAGTGTCCCCAGCGGGGAATTTCTTTTCCCATCCGTGGACGCTGCCCTGGAATGGTGCTTCACCTATCTGGAGATTCCCGAGGACAAGAAATGGCGTTTCGTGCGCCCGGACATCACCAAGCCAATCGCTCCCTGCAACCTTGACGTGGCGCTAGATCATACGCCGGATATGCCGTATTTGCGTTACCATCGCAAAGCGAATGAGACGCTCATGCCGAGTCGCTCCTACAACGATATTCGTCTTAATATTTGGGCGTGGCGAGAGAAGAACGGTGTAGATAATTTTGAGTTCGACGGCATGACGTCGGCTATCGAGTGGTGCTACAACGAGTTCAGCCCATCGGTTGTGTTCGAATGGGAGTTCGCGACTGAGAACGGAGTGTTTCGCCCCGGTGAAATCTCTGTCATACGCACCAAGACAAGAAAGAAAGGTCGCAACCGCCGCATTCTCCATCCGGTCAAGCCAGTGAACAAAAACTTGACCGGGGAGGAGCTAGAAATGGTAGGACGCCGCTTTCGACAGTGGGAAGTCACGTCTCCTGAGTACAGGTTCATGAGCGATCACCATAAGTATTTTCATATGCGTTGCGTGAATTGCGGGGAAGAGAAGTGGATTCGTGTCTCGCGCTTCAGTGGCGGCGAACCTGTGAATTGCCCGTGCACTAGCTCATCGCTTCGCATGTACAAGGAACTACCGAAATGGCTTACTCCTTCACTCATGCGACGCATTTATGACCTGAAACGGTATATTTCGAAAGAGGACTTTCATTTCGATTCCCCGCAGGATTGTGCAATATGGTGCTATAAGAATCTGCCTTTCCCGGATGACCCGGATACGCCGTGGACTCTGAAAAAAGGTCGAGGCAAGCCGATGGCGCCGGACACGCTGTGGCTCAAGGTAGACGGAGTGCGTTCGGACACGGTGAAAAATATTGCTACCGTGAACAAGTCGCGGCGAAGCCTGCGGAAGTAAAAGGAAGAAAAGATATGATGCAGCGAGTGATGGCAGTCGATCCTGGCAAGTCAACAGGAATCGTCATCGGAGACTTCCACGACGATCGCAAATTCTCAATCATTCACGTTCAACAATTCAAATATGAGCATTGGACGGCCGGCGTCTACAACATTCTGGCCACACGAAACGAATTCGCCCCAGACACTGTCGTGTGCGAGCAGTTCGATCTTCGACCTGGCAACAATTTTCTCGCAGACCTCACCCCAGTAAAAATCAACGCCGTGCTGCAATGGGAGGTCGGGGACATCGTATGGCAGACGCCCGCAATGGCAAAAACTGCCATGCCCGATCACGTTTTGAAGTCTCTTGATTTTTGGCCTACCGGAGCCACCGTGAGCCAGCCGGATGCGGACGACGCACGAGATGCGGGACGTCATCTTTTCCTGTGGGCAGTCACTAAACGCCACGACGAGGCGGTGATCGCCCGCATCATCGGGGACGACTTGGAGCGACGGTGAATGTTTCACGTGAAACATGCCCCCCGTGTTTCACGTGAAACATTACTGCCCCCTACCGGATAGTCGGTGGGGGGCAGTAATGTTCTATGAATGACAGGGTCAGGCGACCTTGTCCTCAGCGGCCTCACCCTCACCGGCGGCGTGACGGCCAGTGGCCACGCCGGGACGAGTATGATACGTAGCCAGTGCCAGAGTCAGAGCACCAACAATCTGGGTAGCAGCGTCAGCGTACTGAGACGCCTGGTCCGCGGAAATAACATTGAAAGCGGCAAAAACACCGAGAACGGCGGTGAGCAGAGCGTAAAGGGCTTTGCGGACCTCAGGAGTAAACATGTTTATGAATCACCTCATAGATTCCGGAATTTGGGGCTCAGTAGGGATTGAGTCCTCTTTATCAGATGGTATCAGAATTTTCAGGGACCGGCCCCAATTGAGAACAGTGTGTGCGAAAGAGACAGCTTCCCACCACTTTATTTCTGCTCGCCGGCGGCCATCTTCTGCCAGGTCTGCAGCTCTTTCGGCTGTCGCAAGACTGGTCTCTAGGGCGGTCACTCTCTCGGAAAGAGATCGGACGGTAATGTCCAGGATTGAGATCTGTTCCTGGTCGCGCGCGTTTTTGCGTTGCGTCACGTTTGAGAAAATTGTGCCAGTGAGGGCGGCTAGGGCGACTAGGGTGGCGTCGGAGAGGACATCGTTCAGGAAATTGACCATCGTATATCTAATGTCCTCTTTATAGTATTGTTTTTGCAGAGTTACTAACAGTAATTATATAACATTCCCCGCCTAGCAACGATGACGTTAGGCGGGGAATGTTATGTTTTAGTTACTTTCTATGGAATCCCGGATAGTAGCCTACAGTCCGCATGAATCGGACGACGCGCACGCCGGCCCAAAGAATAATCGCGCCAACACACCACAAGGAATCGCGAGTCACATTCATAGCGTCATTGGTGAAATCAACATACACCATGAGCGCGGTGTTTGCTGTCACCATGACAGCCGCAAAAATAGTAGCAGCATAAAGAGACTTAGTCACCCTAATTTTCACTTTCATTGGATGGATTGTATACCATCGCCCTCATGTCGATTCCTAGAACATGTCGGGTTAATGTGTGTAGGAAAACATGAGGGCGATAGTATTCTCTTATTGCACCGTCGGAACGCGTGGGAAAATATTTGTGTATTAACCTGATAAGCGGTACGAGGAGAGTATAGCATACAATAAAAGCAAGTCTCCGGACGATCCTTCATTGACCGTCCGGAGACTTGCTCTACCACTGCCACAGGAGATCACGGAGAGGGAAGAGAGTGAAGCTCTCCGCATGTCGCATTCACCATGACGTAACACCCAGCATAATAGTGAGCGAACACGCCACGATAGAACACCAACATGTCGCGTCAGGAATTCTGCTCCGGAGCCGGAGACTCAGGAGTGGGAGACTCTGCGACACCATCATGCGCCTGCAAAGACGACGGCGTAGACACGGCCTTACGAATCTCGTTCACGGCACCATAAATCGCGCCCGCCTCACGAACATTCTCCTGGCCGGGAGTCACAGAATGCAGAATCTGATCCACGGACGCGTGAATAGACTTAACCTCCTCGTAGGTGGCCTTGGCGTACCAATTCATATCGCCCGCAAAGTGATCCCCCGCTTTTCCGCTACGGAAAAGATCGCGAATCTCCCTGAGCAGATCAACGCCCTCGCTCATATCCCAAAATTCCTCTCCGGCGCCACCAGACGGGCGACCATAATCATACCAAGACTTACAACGATTACTGAAAAGAATCCCATAAGACTCATACGCGTCATACGGGTTTCCTGAATTATAACGCGACCCGACACGCTTCAAAGCCTCGTAAGAATCGCCTTCAGCATTGATAAGGTCACGAAGAATACGGCAGCCGACCTCAGCCGACTTCTCCGGCATCCACCACTCACGATCCGGGTCATCAAAGAAATAACCCGGATACGTAATCTGTAACGGGCCGACCCCGTTCGAGTTTTCGCCGTCTCGAATTGCCGCAAGGAATTCGCGGAAATTCTCCTCGGTCACTTCCTCACCGTGCGGGCCGGCACCGCCGGCGTCGTGCCCGTAAATGTTTGCGCCACGCTCACCGGTCTCCATCCACAAGCACGCCAGAGCGGCCCACCACGGGCAATTCTCCGCATCGGCGGCCCTGAGAACAGCCTCCTGAATTGAAGAAAGGCGGTACGAGCCGGCAGACTCATGCCCATTGTCAGCATCGGTCCGCTTTCCGAAACGGATGCACGTGGACCACGAAGCCGCGACAGTCATCGGGTGACTACTGTACCGGACTACATGTGTTTCGTAGCCGGTCTGATCCCCCATCTGACCTTCCGAGATTTCCCCATTTTCGTTAATCCACGCCTCGGCGAGGAGCGGATCGCCCGCGTTGAATGAACCATCGTCTTCGCGTACGCACATTGCGACATGCCCGCCATCCCCGGTGGTCTTCAGGACTAGGTCGCCGACATGGAATCCTCCCGACGGAGTGGACCCGTACCATGTGTCACCGATATCCATGAAGCCGCGATTCGCGGCCAAAGAATTTAGAGTTTCGGTCCATGTTTCGCCAGTTCGCGGGAACATTATCGGATCATCCCAGCCGGTTCCCCACACGTTGTGGAATGCAATATTGTATGCGCCCGCTACGCCGCTACTGCAATCCATGTCGCCGGGGCCAGTTTTCCAGCCGGCATCATTGCTATTCCAGTAGCAGGTCCACCGGTTATCCTGGGCGTATCCAGTGCCCCCGTAGTCGCCTGTGGTGCACCAATATTTCATTTCCGACGCAGCATATTCTGTGACGGAATCTGCCAATTTTGCACCGCCTTTCGTAAAGGTTTTCGGTGATTTTAATTTTATCATGAGCACCTGGGTGCGTCCGTAGCGTATATAGGTACGTGCGCGCGCATATACCACATGTGCCCAGTGTCTGTCAACGCCTCGCACAACATTGGTTTTGTGAGATAGGCCATCACCCACGTGGGTTGATCCACGGCGCACGGGGGAGCATGATTGAGTCATCGGCGGGGAGGACAAGCCGCTCGGCCAGGGATAGAGAGGACAAGACAATGACCACCACCACTGAGAGCATCACCACCGACACCGACATTGCCTACGCCGTCGGCACCGCCGCCGATGACTGGGCCGACACGGACTACTGGACTGACGAGACTGGTGAGACCATCGGCCTCAAGCGAGCTACTACTGATGGTGGGCGGGCGCTCGGACTCCACGTGCGCGAGGACGTCGTCTCCTGGGGATTCTGGCAGTACGATGTCGACGGATTCACTATCGTCCACGAGGGAGTCTCCGCTCTGACCGATGAGACCATCGTCTACCTGGCCGATTGGTGGCTGGAGCGCTGACACACACAATGGTGGGGCCTGTCATGGGTTACGGACCCCACCGCCCACCACTATCACACGCACATATTTTGAGAAGAGGATTACTATGGCACGCCGTCGTACCGGATACGGATCATGCAAGACCACAGGAGGTGCCGTATTCACCAATCTGAAAGGCACCAAGATTCACTTCCCCGCAAAGGGGTACGAGAAAGGGGAAAACGAATTCCGGGGCATTCCTGTTGAGCGGGTGACCGCCGTCGCAATTCTCACTGGGGCCGACCTCGTACAGGCCATCCCGGTTCAGCGGCCCGCCCTCATCGGAAACGTCCGCAATGTTTTCATCCCCGAATGCGCCCACGATTCCTTCCTTGTGGTCTGCACCGAAGGGAACGTCTACAGAATTTTCGATATCAGCGAGGAGGAATTTGGGAACGCTCGTAATCTGATCAATGATTTGCGCGGGCTTCTCGGCGACGAGATCGAGTGGGTCAAATCATGAGATACCCGGCAACCCACCGTATGGATGGACGCGAGGACGAGGTCCGTCGCAAAACAATCGAGTTTCAGGAGCACAAGAGGAATCGAGCGAAGAGAATCAAGGGGGCACGCCATACTAAGCGCACGAACTTCAATTACAGTGACGGTTGGACCAACCGTCTCATGGCAGAACTGAACGGAAAGTGAGGAATAACTATTATGTCTACTTTTTCGAGTGCCCCGTCGGCTCCAACTCCCGCGCCTCCGCCGCCCGCGGCTAGCGCACCGCCGCCTCCGCCGCAGCCGCCTCGGCCTGCCCCGGCACCGCCCGCACCGTTTGTACCGCTCGGCGTGATGGCGCCGCCGCGTCCCACGAATCGTTTCGTAGCATGGTTTCGTAGGCCGCGGTCCACGGGTGAGGGTATGGCAATGGGTGCAGTCGCTCTCATTGTTGGTGTTATCGGACTGTCTCTGGCGTGGCGTGCTTTTTGGTGGCTTCAGGTGTTTTTCGCCTATTTCGCCACGGTTGGCACTCTCGGTAACTGAAATAGCGAGAAACGGCTATGGACACGGTGTTTTTGAAGACGGTTTGGCTGTACTTGCCGGACGGTAGTAAAGAGAGAATCATAGCGCAAACCGGCGACGACAAGGGGATTAGTTTCGATTCCATTCATGACGGTGTAGAACGGAAACACCATTTCAAGTACAACGATTATTTGATCACCCAGACAGAGAGAGGAGATTATATGGTGTCACCTGTAGATGATTGGTGTGAGAAGATTTACTACCCGGACGGTACGTACGAGTATGTTTCGAAGGTAGTGCTGCATGATGGGTTCTGGGAGGCACATGTCCGCAATTCTGCCAATAAACGCCGAGTAGCATGCTGGAGTCGTCGTCGCGTCTCTTTGGAGCATAAGCACGATGGATGGTATTGGCAGACAATCGGCCCTTATTGGGCTTATAGCGACTATGAGGTGAAATTCGCGGGCCAACAAATTCGTATCCGTGTCTCCGATGATTATGAAGCGCCAGTCAAGAGAGCGAGTAGGTATTTCACTGGCGAATGGTGCATTTGGTATGAGACCGAAGATGGCGGAGAAGGATTCTTGTCTTTCGACGAGCAGCTCTATGAGTTGACCCTCCACGATGATATTCTCTACATCGCGATGAGGAATGATGAGTATGTCGAGGATATTGAGGATGATGCACACGAGAATGTCGTGTCTCACCCGTCACACTATGCGACCCTTGATCCCGAGCCCATCACTTTCATCCGCGACAAAGACTATCTGACCGGCAGTGCCCTGAAATATATTTTCAGGGCCGGCCACAAGAATGGCGTCGACGAGAATGTTGACATGGGGAAAGCGGCGTGGTATCTGCGCGAACTCGTCGCCAAGCACGGGGCCCAGTCGGCGATCGCGATTCTGCGAAATGTCTACTGGGACACTATTGGTAGACAGCTCGCCCCAGGGGATCGCGCCAGAGAAATACGAGACAGGCTCACAGATTTCATGTCCGCCATTTCACACGATCACCTCAGTAACTATATTCCGGAAGAGAGGTGATCATTGTGGAGAATATTGTTGATATTGCTTTCGTTGATTTGCTGGAATTCAGGGGACGGTGGGTGGCGACTGCGTTCATGCATGCCACCGACTGTGAATTCACTATCAAAAGCTATTCTGTCGATCCGTCCACCACGATCCGCGAGCTCATGCGCATTGTGCAGCATGTTCAGGGAGTAGCGCTTGCTTTGCGTTCGTGGCAGGAAGGAAGAATTACTTTTACTAGGTGCACACATTGGAATGAGATGTGCAGGTATGTGATCACTTATAGTGATTCATCGGACGATAATGCGTACGTCTGTGCAATCGTGGTGTCGGAGCGCAATGAAGACACAATAGAAATCTTCCCGGGAGAGAAGCCCGCCCTTGCCCTTGAAGCCAAAACCATCCTACGTGATAAGGGTTACACGGTTCATGTAATCAAGGAAGACGAAGACGGGGGACTACCGCAATGGCTACGCTAAGTGATTTCACCCTCCGACGCAGAATCGATTGGGGTGAACTCATCTCCGACTGGCGCAAGCCGTTGTCTATTCAGCCGGCGTCAGTGGAAGTACGGCTAGACGAGAACATTATCGCCTACCGTCACGGTGACGAAAACATCACCATTGACGAGAATGGTTACGAGCTGTTGCCGGGTGAGTTTATTCTCGCGTCCACCCAGGAGAAAGTCAGCGTGCCCGCCGACCTAGTGGCCAGGGTGGAGGGCAAGTCATCGTGGGCGCGCCGTGGAATTCTCGTTCACGTGTCCGCGGGATATATTGATCCGGGATTCCAGGGAAATGTGACCCTGGAGATCGCTAACCTGCACTCCATCAAGCCCGCCATCCTCTTTCCGGGGGATAGGATTGCGCAGATTGCTTTCGAAGACCTAGACAGGCCCGCCAGCATGCCGTACGGCACCAATGGTCTAGGGTCGCATTATCAGGGACAGATCGGTGTCACACCATCGTCCATGGAGGTAGAATAATGAGCAAGATTGACCGCCAGGAAATCGCGCTGGCTATTGCTAAGGAATTGCGTGATATCACCCCACCTCCTCGCATTTCCGATCACAGCAAAGTCACTACCGTTGAGTGCTTGCCGGGGAAGATCGAGATCACCGACAATGGTGTTTTCGTGAAGACGAAGCGCGGCGTGTCAACAGGATGGACTCACGAGGAATCCTGTAGCCCGGAGCATTCCGCAATGCGCTGCAACCTACTTTTGCGGACCGTCTCATGACAGCGAACAACCCAATGCTGGAAATTGAGCACGAGATCAGCCGCACGCAATTGTGGCTCCCGAAGCCCGACGAGTGCGATATTGACGAAGCGCGCATGATCGCTAATCTGAAGTGGCACAACCGCTATAAGGGGGGTAGAATTGACGTCACTGTAGAAAACGGCGACGGTGGCGCTATTAGTAAATGGGTTATCTTGGGCTGGCCATTGAGCGTCGTGGGTACAGTCCACGAAACAAGCGGTGAGAGCACATGCAATCTTGCGCGTCGTCTAGCGCGGCAATGGATTACTGTAGAGTGTGACGCAATCGCCGCTCGTCAGATCAGGGAAATCAACAGCACGATTCACTCGATCCTGAACTCACCCTCGATCGACGTTCAGGACGATGCGCGCTCTGACCTCATGGGAGTTCTAGATGATATTGCTCGCGAGCACGGAGGGGACTACCAGCGCCTGGGGCTATAGTCTCTTGCGTCGGGCATGAAAGCATTCCCCCTCACCGCGGAAATCGTGGTGAGGGGGAATGTTTCACGTGAAACACTCAGGCGCCCGGCTGCGGGGTCGGAGCCGCTTTCGCCTCCAACGCAGCAACACGCTCAGCCAAACCGAGGTAGCCGCCATGCCAAGCGACCACACGCTCCATAATCCAATCCGACGGAGGATTCTGATAGGGATTCTTCTCAGGAACCCACTGACCGCCCTCACCCTGCACCAGCTCACCGTCGGTCACATACAAATGTGAAACACCGAACAACGCGGCACGATCGATTACCTGTCGGAAATTCTCTTTCGTAACCCCATGAATGACGTGCCACCATTTGGTGGAAGGCTGCGCACGCATCACATCATTCGCAATCGGATTATTAGGGTCGTCCGTCAAATACTTGGCGGCAGTATTCTCAAAACTCATGCACACGTCGAAATCGAGCGCGCATACGGCCTCGGTAATATTGCTACCGGGGTTAATGGCGATTGTGAAATTCTTGCCGTAGGTGCGTCGAATTTCGCCGATGAGATCACCATACCATCCGACGCGTCCGGACTGTGCGCCCCAGCCGTTGATTACCTCGTCCAAGAATACGCCCTGGAAGAGACCGTCGTACTGGGAGCGGAGGTTGGCGCACAGTTGCATAATGTATTCGCGCGTAAACTTGTCCGGGTCCGGCACGCCATTCCTAGCGGCATCATCTTTGGCGAGCGATGCGACACCGTAGCGGGTAGGAATGTACCAAAGAATTCTCTTCGCCCCGGCCGCCTGAGCACGCTGCGCCTGGGTAAGAAAATCGTTGTCTTTGGCGGACCAATCGCCCGTGGAACGATTCATAATCACATAGCCGAGCGCATTCCCGTAGGCCAATGTCTTGGCCCACTTCGATACTTTTCCGGCCTGGCCCTCATTGTAGAAATCGGGCCAGAAGTACGTGACCGGGGAGTAGTAGTGTCCGCCGACTGTGAAAGGCGAGATTGAGGAGAAAAGCGGGGCGACCAGCTTATCAACGCCGGCCTTAGTGTACCCAGTAACGTTTGTCATTGTGTTTTCTCACTCTCCGTAAGTCCAGGTAAGACCATCTTCACTGACGGCGATCTTTCCGGCGTTGTTATTGTTACCGCCGCCGGGATTGCCGGGATCAGGGGTGGTGCCGCCGTTCCACGCTGACAGGGAGGTCACCTGCACGTCGCCGGAGGCCGGCAGATCCGCACCGCGGACTTCACGCGCCCAAACTCCGGCAACATTCAAGACAATCGCCCACCGACCACCGTGGCTGGCGTCTACCTCTACCTCAATCCTGCCCTTGTCGTCAGCGTCACCACGCACGGGAGCGGGGACTGTCGTAATATTGTCGGACGTGTAGACAGTTTCCGGGCGGACGCTCATTGTTGCGTTGACTGTCTTGCCGGCAGCATTCACAACCGTCGCTATGACCTTGGTCATATTATTATCACCTTTCCTAACAGTAGTGAACTATTTTATAGGTTACAGGTCAACACGAGTCGCACCAAGAGTAGCCACCGTAAACACGGTCCCCGGAAACACGCCACCATCGTAATGCCAGTACGGGTCAGCACCATAACTACCCGCCGTAGTATAAGCAACCCTATGTGAGCCAGCCTCCACGGAAAGGCGCCACTGCATATGGTGCGTCATGAACGTGCGATTGTACTGAATCTCGGTCTGCCAAATACCCCGGTTGTCAAGCTTGAACCCGAAGAAATACGAGCCGACCGCCTTGTCCTTCTCCTCCTCGGAATGATAGTCCTCGTGCGCAATGCTCACGCACACGTCGAGCGAGAATTCCATGAGGCTCTTGATAGGCAGAGTAACGATGCCGTCACCCCACGTGTAAGTGGCGTGATCCGACGTCGGGCGCCCACGCCCGTTCGTATTATCACGATGACGATAAAGCACGCCACTGAACGAGTTCGCAGGATTGATATTGAACGACCCGTCGCCGGCCTTGGAGCCGTCGGCGGTGTACAGAATGTCGTCGATAATGAAAACTGCGGGGCGTGCTTTCGATACCGCCCCGGACGGTGCTGCCGCCAACATAACCCGTGCCGCGGCCACTGACGCCGCGGGCATGACCCTGCCAGCGGAATCATCATAAGCGTCCCATGCTTCAATGAGATTATCGTCTACTGTGGGGACGACACCGCCGGTCCACCTAGTGTTAGGCATATTGTTTTCTCCTAAAAATATTGTTGCACAATCTTCAGTAGGTGAGCCAGCTAACCGTCATCTCGCCCCAATCCATAATTGTACCCTCGTCAATATTCTGGTACGTATAAAGCGCGATCCGATCCCCGACGTTCAAACGCCTAACACCAGTAACCTGCAACGCGGTCCATAGGCCATGGTTCAACGCGGCGTACATGTAAACTCCGTATTCAACGTCGTTGCTGCGAGAAACCCTCGTACCACCAACGTATCCCGCCCATGATGACCGGTACCATGTTGTGCCGTCTAGGCGGTAAAGTCCGCTCTGCGGAATAATGATTTCGACACCATCTACTTGCATTCCGCCGCGAACAATCTTCTCCTGCGAACCCACAGGAACCTTCGTCCACTTATCTTTCACAGTCCACAGCTGAGCGTTGTTTGTTGCCATGTGGGCGAAAGGCGGCTCCGTGAAAGTACGCCAAGACGACATGTGAGGCGAAGCCGACCCGGGCGGGTCATAAGACACGCCATTCGTGTCCATGATGAGCTCGCCGCCCTGACGGTCGGTGACCTGTATTTTCGCCACACCCTCGTCGTCACGAAAAATATGCAGACCAGAGGAACGGCTCATTTTCCATGACACGTACATGGAATAAATAATTCCGAGCTGCATTCCCGGCGTGAAAACATCGTTCGTGCGGGCACTAATGTAGAAAGGCGTGTCGGTGTCCTGGATCCACGCACCGTCGGGGAGCGTGAAATCAAATCTTATTTTCTGCCCAGCCGTCGCCTGCTCATCAACAACGATAATTCTATTCTTGCCAATGTTGATTGTGAGAATTGCGCGCCCGTTCCATGACGGAGTGAAAAGGAGATACCCCTCGACCTTGCCAACGCCCTCACCAGCGATACCGTATGTTTTTGGTTTCGCAACAGCAATGTCATAGATTGCCATCTGCGCGCCATCGTTACGATTAGGACGATCCCTATCCGTCAGAACGAACCGTGTACCACCCTCGAGCTCCTCGACGGTCGCGATTTTGGGAGACCAGATAGACTCCCAGAACTCGTACTCGCTGCCGAGTCCGAATCGAATGTTTTTCTCGCCCGATGTCGGCTCAGTATCAACGAGCGAAAGCTCACCACCGATAAGCCGATTACCGATAAGGTCGCCGGTGACTTTCGCCGCGTTGAATGTGGCGTTTCCGGCGGTCAGCATTTCCGTAGTAACGGACGCGAACGCCGCAATCTTCGCCCAGAGCTCCCCGGAAGCGTAAATGTTGCGCGCGGACACGGAACCGTCGGCGAGTGAGACGTTCCCTACGGACGAGGGGACGAGAATGCTGCCGGCGACCATTGTCCTGGTCACCCACTGTATGCCGTCCCAAATACGCACGTCAGTAATGTGCCCGGCATTGTCGGTGACATACCAAATCAACCCTGTGACGGGATTCTCGGGTGCGGTCTGAGCCACTACAGGCGGCCGGTTAGCCTCCGCAATCTGGACAGCTTTTTCAGCATCTTTCGCCGCCTTGTTCGCAGCACCTTCAGCCTTGTTAGCCCGGTCGCGAATCGCGTCAGCTTCTTTGAATGCGCGTTCGGCGTCTTTCGCGGCCTGGCTGAGCATTTTACCAGTGTGCCCGAGGTTCTCGACTTTCGCGCCGGAAGGCGGCTCAGCGATAGGGTCACTGATCTTGACTACACGCCCGGATGAGTCAATGATGACGAGTACGCGGGCGCCTATCCATGTGGCAATCCCGTCGGATTCGCCAACCGCATGGGAGGTCGGGTTGCTGTAGGGGATTCCTACTTCCACCCATCCGGACGGGAGCGTACTGTCGGTGGCGGACGTGCCAGTGATTTTCCCGTACGTCCATGATACTGAGGATTGCTGAACAATAACATTGTTATTGTTGCGACCGCCGCCGTTTCGCGGCGACGTGTCAAGCAATAGTGACGGTCTGACCATGATGCCCCGTTTATTCTCCCAGTACCTCTATGTCTACCCTCATTGTAGCGGACGGATCAGACAATGGGAGACTGTAGGCCGTGACACGGCCTGCAATATGCTCGCCCTGCTCGGTGATCGCACCAATAATATCCCCGACCTCAATACGGGCGTCTGGAATAATCGTCAAAGAGCGGGAGGAACGGGAGGAAATGTCCTGAATCATGTACGTGTCTGCGGCCTCGGATACCTCTCTCGCCGAGCTGGCGGCACTGAATTCTTTGTGCGACGTAACCCAACCATAGCCGGCCGGTTCGTATGGAGGGTCAGTGATTTCGCGTTCCGCAGTCCATCGTTCCTCCTGCTCACCCTGAGCTCTCTGTTGCTTGCTGCCGGTAACGTACCACCTGTTCGGGCGACGGCCGCCCGACCTCGGGGCGCGCGGGGCTTCCAAAAGGAAACCGGACTCGTACGTGTAAATCTCGTCGGGCGCCGTCTTGTCGCGGAGTTTGAAAATGTGCAGCATCCCATCGGCGCCACTACGAATACCGCAACCCCGCGATTCAACGAGCTTATAGATTGATTCGATCCGCGAATTCCCCCATTGCGTGGTGCGCGGAATAGGCGCATCCCAGACGTCGTCCTCCAATTTCACTCGCACATATTCAGCCAGCTCATTGGCCTCGGAGAGCAGAGTGGCGCCAGCTCCGGGGGAGGACGGCCACGGCCTCGGATTATCGGCAAGAATCTGCGTCAAATCCTTACAGGAAACGTTTACTTTCTCTTTCGACACGGACCATTCCATGTTGACGAACTCACCGAGTGGAATTTCCCAGTAGTCGCCACGCCGATTCTCGTACAGTGCGGTCACCATGGAACGCTGCCCGAAATTATTGAGCGCATCCAACGGCCATTCCGGAACCCAAGACATCGGGCAAGAATAAGACAATGCGCCCGGAACCTGGCGGTTCGTCGAGGACCACTCGACTTTCACCTCGGAGGCGGGTATCCCCGTTTTGAGGACTTCGCCGCCTCGAATGATATCGATTCTTGCGCCGATGCTGAGGCCGTCTGAAAGGGCGGCTAGCGTGGGGCCGTTTCTCATGGCATTCCCGCAATCATTTTACAAATTTCAATGTATGTGCGCGACTTCCAGACTTTGTCGACTTCACGCCATTCACCCCAGGTGACGCATGGTGCCGCCCCCCAGCCGGCGTGAGGGCCGACAAGCATTGGGGAGTCCTCGGGGAGTTCATGCCATTTCACGTTCCACCGAATGATACCGTCTCCCGTGATCCTTGCGCTGTCGACTTTGTCTACGGTGATGAATCGTGACGGTAGAACGTCGGCGGGGGCGCCGGGCGTGAGAATGAGAGGCTCCCGCTTCTGCAGGATTTCCCAAACACTGTTAACGTGCGATGGGTCGTCTAGGACGAATTGTCCTCCCCCGGTGCGAGCTACTTCTAGCATCGGCCACCTGGCAATAAGCGAGTTATATCTAGAAATCGGGGATGACCATTCTCTTTTATCCTGGGCCTCCTCCCAGATGAGCCCGGGCACTGTGCGGCCGTTGAGGCCGCTTACCATGCCGCGCCACCACTCCACCTCGGGGCGAGTCAGTGTGACCGAGGAGTCGCCTTGCGTGTATTTTATTGTGGTGCCCGGTACGGCGTATGCGTCTGAGAGGATCATTGTTACCGGCTCGGTGAGCTTGGGGCCCTCGAGCTCGCGAATCATTTTCGCCCTACCGGTGAGAGGTCTTTTGTCGCGAGCCATCCCGGGAACAGCGAAAAGGCGGTCCCCCGCATAGACGGGTTCCTTGCCTGTGGCCATTATTGACGGCAGCCCCGTGTGTGTAGCAATCCATCCCGTAATCGGCATTATTATATGCTTTCCGTCATAATGGTTTTATCGGTTCATTCGGTCATAGTCTACTATGGCCGATGTCGCCTCTACTTGCATGCGGCCGACAAGATCGTTGTCCACGTCCCGAATTTCGAGCACGTCCGGGCCGAGCGCACGATTCTCCAAAAGGCTGATAAGCCGGTCCATTTTCTCCCACTGGGCTGACGTGAAAACGGGCTCCGGACGACCGGTCTTATTCTCGATCGTCGAGAGGCCGGGCTGCAAGAATCCACCATTATCGTAGCGAAGATTACCCGCGGACGGGCCGCCATAAATCGGAACCTCACGCACCGGGATACCGAAAGTCGGCGCCTCGACCATCATCCCGTTACCGGAAGCGATAGCAACGTGGTGGGCCGGGTACCCCCAGAACAGAAGCGTGCCGGGAACCATGGGATTACCGGGCGATGACATTGCCTGATATCCCGCCGCTGTGAGACGCGGCACATGAATACCCATCGCATTGAGCGCCCAATAGACAAGACCAGAACAGTCAAGCCCACCTCCCGGGGAGACACCTCCCCAAACATACGGTGTGCCGATAGCCCGTCGCGCCGTATTCACGAGGTCGCCTGCGGCGGCACCAATAGCACCGATTCCGCCACCGAATCCGCTGACCACAGGCATGTGATCCTTGATCCAATCGCCGAGTGCGTCAATGGTTTTGTCAACGCCAGCTTTTCCGGCGTCGAAGAATGGTTTTGCCCCGTCGCCGCCCCATGAATCGAGGAGTTTGTGTACCGGAGCCTTGATAACGGTTTCAACGGCTCCGATTGGGTCGGAGAAGATCGAGGACACTGCGTCAGCGGCGCCGGTGATCCAATTAAGGGCGGCGGACGCGCCCTTTGAAACCGTTTCTTTGACAGGGTCCCAAATACCGCCAGGGGCGAATGCGGCATACCCCGCATCGCCACCGGGAATACGGTCCCCGTGCGCGGCGGCACGGTTCATAGCATTCACCATTGCAGGGCCGCCGACGGCCTTCACCCATTCTGGCCGCATGATTGCTTCTCCACCTGAAAGGGCGAGCCGGCCGCCACCGTCGGGTGATACGAAATGGTAAATGTCGCGGCCCGGAGAGTATCCGGGCAGGACACCACCTGACGCGTACCCGCCAATCGTGGGGGCCTCGGGAAGACGAAGATCAAGGGAGAGCTTCTCCATCATTCCGTTAACAAGTTTCCGCAAACCGTTATTGTAGACGGTGCCGATAACGAAGTTAACGGGCTTGGCGGCGGCTTCCTTGATTTTGTCCCACGCCGTCCTAACACCGTCTTTCATGGTGTTGGCGGCGGCCACTACCCTGTCCCAGGCGCTTGTAATTGCGGGGACGAGCGTGTTAGCAATCCAATCTTTGACGATTTGGATTTCGCCTTTCAGGATGTTCCACGCGGAGACGACCATGTTTTTCAGCCAGCTGGTCCACGAAACAACGGTGTTCCAGGCGGCGCTAATCGTGGTGGCTGCGCCTTGGATTATGGCGACTCCCATAGTGACCGCGGCGATGATGGACGCGAATACAAATGCGATGATTCCGCCCAGAATTTTCGCGCCAGTCGCAATCGTGTCCCAGGCGAAACTGATAATAGGTGCAGCGTAGGTTTGAATCCAATTCACCACGGGCTGCATAACAGCCCAAATACCATTCCATGTCGCCGATAGGGAACCCCACATAATAGACGCCGTATCTTTAATGGCGTTGAACGCACCCACCACCCACGGCCATGCAATATTGTAGATCCAATCAACGACAGGTTGAATAGTGGCCCAGATGCCGTTCCACGCCGCCGATATGGTGCCCCAAAGAGACGATGCCGCATCCTTGATCGTGTTGAACGTATCCACGACCCAGGGCCATGCCGTGTAGTAAATCCATTCGACCACGGGCTGCATTGCAGCCTGAATTGAGGTCCACGCAGCCTGAACCGTGCCCCAAAGATTGGACGCCGCATCCTTGATTGTATTGAATGTATCGACGACCCACGGCCATGCCGTGTAGTAGATCCACTCGACCACCGGTTGCATAGCAGCCTGAATAGAGGTCCATGCGATCTGAATATCGGCCCACATGTTAGCGGCCGTATCCTTAATCGCATTGAATGCGCCAACGACCCACGGCCAGACAGTGTTGTAAATCCAATCCGCAACGGGCTGAATAGCTGTTTGAATGGCGGTCCATGCGATCTGAATATCAGCCCACATTGTACTGGCAGTGTCTTTAATGGCGTTGAAAGCGCCGACCACCATGGGCCAAATATCATTGTAGATTTGTGTAGCGACGGGCATGATTGCCGCCCAAATAGCGTCCCACGCCCACTGAATCGTAGACCAAAGAGCACTCACGCCCCAACTAATCGCATCCCACGCCGTGGTGAGATACAAGGCGGCAACATTGACAATCCAATCGACGACGGGCCGGATTATGTCACTGATCCCTTGCCATGCGGCAACCATTCCGTTCCAGACGATCATTGCGCCCGCAGAAATGCCGTCCCAGGCGGCCTGAAGGTTAGGCCATGCGGTGCCGACTATCCAGTCGACGACGGCTTGAATGACAGGTTGCATTCCTTGCCAGACGCCGACAATACCATTCCACACCCATTGTGCGCCAGCAACGATCCCGTCCCATGCCGCCTGAAGTGCAGGCCACGCGGTGCCGACGATCCAATCAATGACAGCCTGAATAATGGGTTGCATTCCCTGCCAGACGGATACCATGACGCCCCACATCCACTGGGCGCCTGCCACAATCCCGTCCCAGGCGACTTGCATGAGAGGCCATACGTTAGCGGCGAACCAATCGGCCACAGCACCGGCGGCCGTTTTGATTGCTTCCCAACAAGAAATGACAACATTCCGGAATGTTTCAGAATTCTGCCATGCCACAATGATTGCCGCAACCAATGCTGCGATAGCAATAACGACAAGGCCGATCGGGTTAGCGTCCATCGCGGCGTTGAATGCCCACTGGGCTGCGGTCGAGGCGATTGTCGCAGTTTTGTGGAGGACCATCATTGCCGTGGCCCTACCCCAAGCAACCGCCTGCATCGTGATCTGTGTAGTTGCTCGCGCAATATTCGACAGGAATTCGCCGGCGTACATGAGGTTGAGCTGCGCGGTCTCAACCGTGTCTTTGATCTTCGCCACGGTCATCGCGTTAATGGCCGTGGTGACACGCCCGGCGACCCCGGCCACGCCTTCCATGTCATTCAACCATTGCTGCATTGAGGACATGACCATGACGGCTTTCCATGCCGTAAATGCGGCTGCGATACTGTACACCGCCACTTTGCTATTGAGAATAGCGACGGTCAGGCTTTCCATGAATTGGACAAGGGTACTGTTCGCGATGGTGCTGAGAGCAGTAGCGATACCGGGGACGAGTGTTCCGACAATGAATTTGCCGAGCTCGACGAAACTGTTGCGAACGTTGGTGATGTACGAGATGATTCCGGAGTCTTTGTCGAATCCGAAAATCGTGCCCGTGAAATCACCGGACATGAGTAGATCTTTAAGATTCTTCAGCGACGGGACGAGCGTCTTGTTGATCCATTCACCCGCGGCGGCAGCAGCGTCACGCATGCGGAAAAGGAAATCAACGAAGCTCGAATCTTCCTCGAATGAGAAGATCGGACCGGTGAAGTCGCCCTTGCGGATAACGTTGAAAGCATTCGTAATACTGGGAATGAAAGAATTGCTCACCCAGTTGAATACTTTCTCGAACCCTTTGCTCATAGCGTCAAGGGATGCGGTAATCCATGGGAGTGCTTTTTCGGCGATTTCCTGCGCCCCGGTCACAAGGGTGGCCTTGAAATTCCCCCAGGCGCCCTCGAGCGTTTTTGTGGATGTAGCGGCCTCAATGGCCACGTCCTCCATGCCGAGGTCAAGGATTGCTTGGTTGAATTCCTCGGCGGTGATTTCACCTTTTTCCATGGCTTCCCGGAAATTGCCGGTATAGGCGCCATTCTTTTTCATGGCTTCCTGCAATTTACCGGACGCGCCAGGAATCGCGTCGGAAAGCTGATTCCAGTTCTCGGTGGTGAGTTTTCCGGCGCCCGCGGTCTGCGTCATAACAAGACCGACCGTTTTGAACGTCTGCGCGTTTCCACCTGCAACAGCGTTCAGGTTACCGGCGGCCTCGGCGAGCTTATCGTACCCTTTGACGCCATTGGATGCGAGCTGCGCGGTGATTGACTGAATATCGTCGAGCTCGTAAATTGTGCGGTCCGCGTAGGAACGTGTGCTTTTTGTGAGCGCGTTGATTTCATCCGCACTTTTACCGGCGAATGCAAGCGTTTGCTTGAATTTGATTGTGGCGTCAGCAGCATTGAACGCCTCTTTCGCGACACCGCCGAATGCGACGGCAATGCCACCGATGGCAAGTCCTCCAAGTGCGGCGCCGGCGACTTTCGCTACCGATTTGAACGCCCCACCAAGCCCAGATGTGATCTTTCTTTCGGCCGGCCCGGTGTCTACGTTACCGATTTCGCTATTGATACTTCGGGCGAGGCCTCGCACGGACGGGCTGATCTGAATCCATGCGGTCCCGAGATCATATCCGGCCATTGATACCTCTCCGAAATCATGTGTAGCGAAAATGGTTCACGCCAATCAAACCGTTTTTCGTGTTTGTCTTGGCGTGAACCATTTTACACTATTCGATAGAAACACGGGTTCAGCTGCCGTATCTGGCAAGCCATTTCTCACCCTTAGCTTTCTGCGCCTTAGCGTGCTTGCTTGACACCTTGGGGTTGCCGGTTTCCCGGTATCCTTCAGCCGGGGGTTTCGGCGCTTCGGGCCACTTGTCTTTCTTGACACCATTGACGGCGAGTAGTGTGGTCTGGATATTGTGTGCTGACATTATTGTGGCGGTTACTTCGTCGGACCAGTATCTGTCTCCGCCTCGCGCCCTATCGAATGTCGACCCTGGCGGAAGCCCTCCAATAAGCGCCATTACCCGCCTGGGTGTTATCCCGCCTCGATACAAGTCGAGAAGATCGGTGTTGTAATATCGTTGCAGGTCAGCTTCTATCTCCCACCCATACTCACGGAGTAGTGGTGGGAGAATCGTCAGTTTCCCGCGCCCACCTCGGACACGATTGACTGCATAAAGTCGGTCACCGCATCGATCGGAACACGGCCGTTTTCATCCTCCAGAGCAGAGTAGACCTCATCCTTATGGTCACCTACGATAAGGCGGAAAAGCGGGAACGGATTGCCGGCGTCGAGGGCCTCGAACGCGCGGAAGTCCTCTAGCGCCTCCGGAGGAATGTCAAACTCGATCCCCTCATAGTCCACGTGAATCGGGTCGCGCGTAGCCTCAGCCTTAGCCAACCTGTCAGCCGGCGCCTTAGCTCCCGCGGCCTTTGCCTTGCTCTTCGTATCCTTGTCAGACATAATGGGTTGTCCTCAAATTGTTTTATAAAATTGATGGGTTGTGTTTGTTTTGGATCTTCCCCGCTATTCCGCGACAACCCATCCGAAACACGGAATAGCGGGGAAGAATCATTTGTCAGGCGGGGAGCAGGGCCTTGTGGTCGGAGTAGATAATGTAGTCGCCCAGCACGGAGAGGTTGTACTCGTAGCCGGTGATCTCAGCCTGCTGGAAAGTGATCTCGCCGCGCTCACCGAGCTCCAGACGCGGGAAAACAATACGAATCTGCGCACCCACGCCGGAAACGTCGAAGAAATCGGCGACACCGCAGAGAAGCTTAACCTTACGGGACGACTTGGCGGTGATCTTCACCCCCTTGGTGGCGCCACCCTCCTCAACCTTCTCACTGGTGGCGTCAAGATACCAGGAGAGCGGGGCGAGCATGGTCTCCAGGAGAGTGGCGCTGAAAGTAGTCTCCGACGAGTCAAGGAATGTCTTGACAACGCCGTGCCCCTGGTGTCCCTTGATCTTGGTGACAGAGTCGTCGGAGGTCAGCTTGAACCCGTCCTCGCTAATCCACCCAACGTTGGTGAGACCCGTCACACCGGAGAGGTCCTGGGTGAGCGACGTGACCTTCTCACCAAATTTCTCGACGTAGTCGCCCAGCCAGAGCGCGTCGTTGTCGGACGAGAAAATGAGTGCATTGTCAGCGTTAACAGCCATTATTTTGTTTCACCTGTGTGCTGTAATTGTTAATGTTGCAGTCGCCCTCGCCTGAGACGTGTCCGGATCGGGCATTTCTATCGGATAGGATGATTGTACCATCACTATACCATCCTGATAATTCGGCATAGTGTGCGCCACATTCACGGCCTCGCACGCAATTTTCATCGCCTCACCAGACGACTGCGCATAGGCGTCGATCGTCTCCAGCGCGGTGCAGAGTGCTTTCTGCGTGACACCGGTGCCGCCTGTGGAGAGGACTCGAATGAACGCGGCGGGACGGTCCGGACTTTCGGGTCTACGGGCCACGATCGGCACGCTCATGTGCGTAGACAAGAAATCCATGAGCCGTTTCTTTATGTCTGGTACCACGGGGGCGCGATCGTATATTGGGCTCATTTCCCGCCACCCATTGTGAGGCCGATCGCACGCTCCAGCGTGTGCTCTCTCATCTGTCTGCGCATTGCGGCGATGGTGCGCGCCCTAACATATCCGCGGGTTCGATTTCCGTGTGTCGTCTCCCCCTCGAATCCGCGGCCGGCAGCGTTGGCTACGCGCCCCGTCTCAAGTGCTACGGTCCGGGCTACGTCAGGGCCGCGCAGAAGATCGGCTACACCGTCCCTGTTGAGCTGGAATTTTACTTTTGGCATTATTCGCTCGCCTTGTCTTCGTTGGCGCGAATCTGCACAACCGTCCCCTTAGGGTAGGGGGAAGGGCGGCCTTCGACGCGGTATTCTATGCCGTCTACAATAAGATGATCTTCTGCGGTCACGTCGATTGTGGTATTCCGCCAGTAAAGGGCGGCTGGCACGGTGACGGGCATTGCCCCCGCGCTGATCGGCTCAGTAGACGTGGCCGGCGCAAACACCGCGGGAGGCAAGGAAGCGTTCTCCCACCGCCCCGGAACGGGGTTGCCGTATTGGTCTTTCGACGCCGGGCCTCGCCTACGCCGCATAACGGGCACGTATCCTGAAAGCATTACGGTTCCTGCCCGCTGATCGCGTTAATGTCTTCGATCAGCTGATCGGTAACTGACCGCACATCATAGTCCTGCAAGAGGTCTACTTCAAACGCACCGCCCGAGCCGCCGAGGGCGTCTTTTTCCTCGCGTTTCAGGTAGAGGCCACCCTCGGGATTCTGATATGTGAACTGATCGCTGAACGGGCCTGTTGTATGTGATTCTGACGCGATAATCCCGTGCGGCTCGGAGTAGATCCCGCCGCCACTGTCGGTGACGCCGCCGATAGCATCTCCGCCCTGCATTGCGCGGCGCACCACAGCACACGCCACTCTTTTTCGTGTGCGGGGCGTGGCGGATTCCCAGCGGGGGCATTTCGACACGATGAGGTCGGTTGCGTCGGCGAGGAGTACGTCGGCGCGAATGCGCTCATTGTCCGAGAGTGCCCGCCACCTGGCTTCCAGGTCTTCGACTGTGGCGAACGGGATAATGTCGTCGGGGATCACTTTACCGTCTTTCTAGGGCGGCCTCGTCCCCGACGAGTAACGGACGCCGGCGGGGCAGTGCGAGAGGAGGAAGAGGAGGAGGATGGCTCGTCTGCCCCGCCAGCGTCATCATTCCCGGGGGTGATTTCGTCGTATTCGTCTCCGAGCGCCACATTGTGGTCGTCTGCGAGATGGATCACAATGTCGTGGTATCGGTGCTTGTAGGACCGCATTTCCGGAATCGCCCCTGGGAAAAATTGTGTTTGGATGGGTTGTGTTATTTTTTCTTTACGGCGATTTTATCAGGCGCCAGCCTTGGTCTTAATCGTCGCGAACTTATCCGGGAAAACGTACCAGGCGTACAGAATCTCGAGACGCAGAGCAATCTGGTTCCGACGCTTCAGGTCACCCTGACCGTCCGGGTCGCCGAAACGGATAATCTCGAGCGGCAGAGAACGCTGAATCCCCCACCGAATACCGTCAACGAAGTCACCAACAATGCCCTCGACGTTGGTGGCGGCGGTCGCCTCGGGCTTGCCAGCAACCGTGTTTCCGGCAGCGGCCGGAAGGCCCATGAAGTTGTCAATGTCGACGCCGAGGCCGATCTGCGGGTAACGCGGCGTACCCGACGGGGAACCGTCAGCATTCTTGGTCTGGAGGCTACCGAGCGCCCAAACGGCGGACGGGGCAAGCGCAAGGCCAGTCGGCGTAACAGGCGCAGCGTTGTCATTAATGAGCAGCCCGGCGGCCTGACGGATCGCCTGGTCCATCTCCGTAGTGCCAATCTCGACGTTCTTGGTGGTGGAGGTCAGGTAGTTGGTCCACGCGTCAATAACGGCACCAGTGAGGGGGTTAACACGGTGGTAAAGGCCAAGATCGAGGGCGCGAGAGAGCGCCTCACTGCCCTTCTGCGCAAGCTGGTTGAGGACGTCCAGCTGGTAGTCCTCGTCGGCCCACTGGACCTCCTCGTTGAATCGCATAGTGACCTGGGCCTTGTGCGGCTTAGCGGTCACGTAACCGAATTCACCATAGGTGGGTGCCTTTTCGGCGCCCTCGTCAACGAACTCGGCGCGCGGGAAATTATCGAAGGTGATAATGTCCACGTCGCCGAAGGTCATGGGAATTCCGCCGTTGAGCTTGGCGACGGTGGAGAGAGTCTGGGTGCGAGTAATGATCCCGTCGGCGATCTGCCGAGGCATGAGGACCTTCGCCTTGCCTGAATCAAACACGGCCATTATGGTTGTTTCCGTTTCTTTCTAGTATTTTACTTTTAGAATAGCGGCTGCTGTTATTTTAGTCGCCGGCGAAAACGTTCCGGGCGAATTCTGCAAGATTTCCGCCGTCATTGTCGGGCGTGGCTCCGGCCTGTGGTACCACGGGGGCGACGGACGGTTTAGCGTCGTGCAGTGCCTTGGCGATTGCGGCAGCATGAGCATTGATTTCATCCTCGGTGGTACCTCGGATAAGATCGGCGCTGATACCGTGCTCTGCGGCCGCGTTAGCGGACCATTCCCTGACCTTAGCGGCGGTTTCAAAGTCCGCGACCTTGGCCTTTAGGGCTTCGATCGTGGCATCCTTGTCGCCGATGGCCTTGGCGAGTTCGTCTCGTTCGTTGGCGGCGCGCCTGTTCTCTTTGGCGCGGTTCTCCCACTTCCGGGATTCGCTCTTCCAGTCAATTTCAGGCTTATTGGCGGCAGCGTTGTCCCCGTTCTTGGGGGCGTTGTCGTCGTTAGTGGCACTGTTGTCGGCTGGCGTGTCGCTTGCGGCGTTATCGCTCATTGGGCGTTTCCTATATTTTGACCGTGCGGTTATTGTAATGTTTTCAGGCAACTATTTTGGGCTTTGCAGCCTTCCTTCAGTGGCCCTTTGTTTATGCATTGTAGCACAATCATTCAATCGGCCTGGTGCGCCACTCTGCGAGCTCTTCCTGGTGTGTGTCTATCCACGATGAGACGAGCTCGCGGTGCCGTTTGCGTCCTTTTTCGGTTTTGTGTCTGGCTGCGAGCGTGTATGCTTTCGCGGGGACTTCGTGGGAGGTCGGGTCCCATGCGGGGACTGCGACACATTTGCAATTGTCGTGCGCCCCGAATGATGCGGTCCCCTGGCTGCGGTAGTAGCATTCGTTCATTGTGAGCATGACACAGAAATTGCATGCTTGTGGGTTGCGTGTTCGTCTTTCCCAGCCCATTGCTTCTGGGTCGGCCCATGTCATGTCTGCGATTTGTGAGCGGGCGCCGTCGCTGACGTATCGGATGAGCGCACCCGTCAAATACGATAAAGCAATATCGGGGTTCCCGGCATACAGTGCTCCTGCACTGAATCTGACACTGTCGTCGATTTCGCTCTGTGGTGTGAGTGGTGTTTGTACTGTGGGGGCGTCGCCGGGAATGTCTTGGTCTAGGCGCATGTCTCGGTACCATTCGTCGGCGATTGCGGCGGCCGCACTGCCGTATTGGTCTACAAGGGCGGGCATGATTTCAAGCAGAAGGTCGCGGGCCTGTTCGGGGCGCTGTCTAGCGGCATGCGCCCAGAGCGTGTGTAGATCGTTTTGGGCGAGTGTGACGAGCGAGTCTACCGCTCGCCCGTATGCTCCGATTTCTGCGGTTGACAGCATAGTGGGGTCAGCCTATTGGTGTTTTGGTGCCGCCGGGCAGTTTAATGTTGCGCTTAACCCTGTTCCTTGTATTGGGCGCGTTATTAAGGTTCAGGTTGCTACCATTACCGTTACCGCTGTTATTGTTGCCGGCGTTATCGGCATTATCGCTATCATTGTTGGACGCGTCACTATTAGCGGCGTTCTCGCCATTCTCGTCCACAATATTCTCGTTGTTCGTGGCGGCGAGAGCACGATCAAGCAACGACACCGCATTCTTTTTACGATTCTCAGCGTTAATGTCTGCAAGATCGTCCTCGGTGAGTCCGGCACGTCGCATGAGAGTCTGCGACTCCTGCAACGACGGGAAAGCAGACACCATTTTGACCGCGAAATCGGCGGCAGACGACGGCGAAGAATAGCGGGAGGGGGTCCACTTCACCGAAGTCTTCCACGACTCCGCGGGCGGCTCGTCAAGCTTGTCACGAACCATAATAATATTCTGCAGTGTACGCCGTAGTGGTGCGGTGAAAATACGCCACTGGTATTCGGCTTCGTCCGCGAGCGCCGCCTCAGCCGCCTGCATCGCCTCAGCCGAGGCGGGGTTCTCCGCGAATACTCCGATAGCGGACTGGGGAAGATTTGTGGCTGCACACAAGTTCTGGGCCAGCTGACGGTACATTTCCAGGTGAGGGCTCATGGTCATTTGTGAGAATTGCCCAACCGACGGAATGTCGCCGTTCTCGTTCGGCTCCAAAACCTGTACTCGGGCCATGATTGCGGACCACCTGTCCTGGCCGGCGAAATCTGCTCTTTCCGCGCCGAGAACGTACCGTTGCGGTGAGGAGAAGAATTCGGCGGAGGTTTCTGCGCGGACCATTGTTCTTACCGCCGCGTCCGTGAGATATCTTACTTCGCGGGTGATTCGCGAGTGCCCCAACGGCCGGTTCAGTTGCGGGTCGTAGCAGAGCGCTTCAACGAAAATGCGGTGGGGGGTGTCCCCGAGTTTTTCGGCCTTCCATCCGCCGCCGTTTTCTTTGACGTCGATTCGCCAAATGGCGGTGGTTGTGTGCATGATGGCGCCGGTCGGCTGCCCGTATTTGTCGGTCTGATCGATTGTGAGGGCGGCTTCGATTGTGCGGCGCCTGGTGTCCCATAGTGCGGCGGACCATTCTGCGTCACGGGCCTGCACGACGACGGGCGGCTCGCCGATGGTTTCGTCCCCGCGTGTCACTGTGAGCAACGAGAAAGAGTGCTTGTAGGCGGACGTTATTGCTTGTGCGAGATCAAGATCGTAATTGTTTGCGGATAGTATTTCGTTTGCTTCGAAGGCGTCGGGTGCCCCGTTCAGGGAGTAGCCCTCGAATACGTGCCGTCGGGCGAGCATGGTGACGACTTTCTGAGGCCACCCAAGCGCGGCTTTGGTGCGTGTCATTTGCGGCGGAATACTGATACCGAGGTCTTGGAAAGCGCGGTGGCCGTCGTAGTAGACGGAGAGCAGCTTGTTTTTGTTTGAGTGCTGCTGCCATTTCTGCCACAGCTGCAGGAATGTTACCTTGTCGTCGTCGGGGAGCCCTGAAATGCGTGTGGGGGCAGGGGTAGCATTAACGAGTCGCCCATCGTCAGGATAAATTTCAGTCATAGGAACAATACTCCGCCGCCACGATCATTTCTACTATTGGCGTTTTCGATTTTATCATAAGGCTTGTAACGTGGCCTCCTTTTTGTTGTGCGTGCGGCCCACATTGCGAGTGTGCATGCTTCTAGGCCGGCTACTGTGGCGCCTGGCGGTGCTTGTAGTGCCCATCCTCCGGAGGTTCCGATTGGGCGCGGCGTCGCGGATGCGGCCTCGGTTCTCAGTTGCATGTCGTCCAAGTGTGTAATTGTGTTTTCGCGTAGTGATGCGTCTAGCATGCTGTAGGCGTCTATGATTTGCGTGATTGTGGGTGTGATGATGACTTGTGGGCGTACTCCGATGGCGCGGAGTCTTTCGATTGTGTCTCCGGCACCGTATTTTCCGTCTACGATGATTTGTGCCCATCTGTCTTTTGTGTCCGCAATGTAGTCGATGATCCATTGCGTGCCTTCGTTCATGCGGCGGACGCCTTGGTGGGTGCAGAGTTCGACGTGTGTGGGCGTGTTTGCTTTGTGTCCTGCTCTGGCTAGGGCGCATGTTGATCCGTCGGGTGCGAATCTGATTGCGGCGCACCATCGCATACCGGATGGGGTGTTTTCTGGCCGTATTGTGGCAGTGTTCCAGGCGACAGGGTCGATTGCGAGCCTGTCGTTGGCGCGGTCCCATATTCCGAGGCCTTCGCGTCGGAATGATTCTTCTCCGAGTTGTCTGCGCATTCTTAGAATGGCGGATTCGGGGGTGCGGCGAGGGTATGAGGGGTTGGCTTTTTCCCATTGTTTCCTGTCGTCGCTGCTAGCGTCGTAGTCGGCGGCTAGTTCGAGGTAGAGGCCGTCTTTTATTTCGCCTTGCAGGGCGAGGTTGCGGAATTCGCTGAACGCTTCGGACGGGTCTTTTGGTTTTGGTGGCGTCCCGATTTTGATGATGAGCGGGTCGGGCGCCGTGTTTGTGGCGGGGATCATGTCGTCTAGTGCGGCGGCGCCCAGGATCTGGGCTTCGTCGAAGAGGATCATGTCTACGCCGTGGAATCCTCGTCCGAATCCGCCTTCGCGGGCTCCGAATAGGATTCGTGACCCGTTGTTGAAGAGGATGGCTTGTTGTCCGTTCGCTTGCCGTATTTTATGAACGTACGGGGCGATGTCGGGTATTTGGGCTGTTCCTTTCATGTCGTTGAATGTTTCGTCTGCGGTGCGTGTGCGGTGTGCGGTCCAGAGGACGAAGTAGTTGGGGTGGAGGGTGGCGAGTGCGAATGTGAGGCCGCCGATTGTGTATGTTTTGCCGACCTGTCTGGGGATGGATGCTTGGATTCCGTCGATGCTGGCGGCGTAGTGGCCGTCGTCGCGTTTTGCGAGGATTGCTTTGAGCCAGTCTTGTTGCCAGACGTCGAGGGGGTATTGCATTTCTTGGAGGCGGCGTTGGACTGGCGGCCAGGCGGTGTGTGTGATGTTTTCTGGGAGGGTGAGGTGGGCGGCGATTTCGCTTAGGTGTTTTTCGCTCATTTTTTAGATGCCGTCCCAGGTTTGTGTTTCGTCCGGATTGTCGGTGGTGTGTGTGTCTGTGTTTTCGTTTTGTGTGGTGGCGAGTTGGTCTGTGATTTGTATGAGTTGTGCTGTGAGTTTTGTGAGTGCTGTGTCGCCTGTTCTGGGGTCGTCTATGACGGTGGCGATTTTGTGTGCGAGTGCTTGGCGGATGAGTGTGGGGTTGCCGGTGTTTGTGGCGTCTGTGATGGGTGCGGGACTGTTGGGTTCGTATACGGTGATTGTGGTGTTTGTGTGGGTTGTCATGTTCCTTATTATATGCTGTGATATGCCTCATACCTAACAGGGTTTT